TATTCTTCAGCCTATGGCTGCTGAGGGCCCAGGCGGCGGTGAAGTAGACACAAATGCTCAAAATGCAGATCCAAAATACCACCGAATTAATGGAGGGTTTATACAGCTTAAACACTTTATAAAACAGACAATGCCCTCGGTAACATATGGAACGTCAAATTCTGCCGTCCTAAATGCTAGTTTATCAAGCCAGAATGATCCAATGTTAGCAACAATTATGATGCAACGTCAAAATCAAGGTGAAGGCAATACATCGGCCCAAACAGCCGAAAAGGGTCTTCCCACAAAGATTAACCCAGTACAACTAACAATGGAGACTATAGGTTGCCCAACCCTAAGGGCTTTTCAACAATGGTTTATTGATTTTGGCACCGGAACAACGGCTGATAATGTATATGCAATCACGACCGTATCTCACTCCATTTCAGCTGGGGAGTTTAAGACATCATTAGGGCTAGTGCAATTGGATACATTCGGCCAATATGAAACGTTATTAAATGTTGTAGAGAAAGCAATAACAGAAATTACTGACTCTGAAAAGAAGCAGAAAGAAGCAAAAGAAGCCTCGGCCTCATAGAAATAGATTCTACTTCCTGATGAACACTCTCAAATAACGTAGTATGTTTTTACATGCGGATAGCTATCCATCCATCAGTTTTAGGCGTCGATAATTATTTATCATATGATAGTAACTCAATGTCTTATACCTGGTCTCCAGGTCAGCCCCCAGATACTTGGGTTTTTGGAGATCCAACAGTAGTAAAGAGTCTAGACGTATTGCTAGGGCTTTATAATATGACACCGCCTGAAATTGGAAGCAAGGCTCATCTAAAAGCTTTTCGGTCGATTCTACAGCCTGAGTCAATGAATATTCCATGGCACAACGCAATTCCTACTCATAGCTTCCGCAATATGCTCCAAGGCCTTGTTATAGTCCTCACACAAGCCCTTGAGATGTATCATAACTGTGCCTATGGGGAAACATTCATCTCTGCCCGCGCATTCATCCAAGGCCTTTCTAGGGCCTCTGTTGATAGGACAAGATTACATCAATACATAGAAAATGAACAAAATCCAACACTTATGAGTATTCTAAGAAGTTTTTTGCCAATTGAAGGAAATAAGGCAGCCCCAGTTGTATATGATCAACTGTCAACTGTGACCGGGAGGCTAACTGTCAAACGGGGCCCGATGATTTTGACTCTTTCAAAAAAATATAGAAATCTTTTAACGTCTTCATATAAAGGCGGGAAAGTAGTTCAACTTGACTTTGTGTCGCTCGAGCCTCGAGTTGCAAAAATGGTTTCTGGATCATGTAGTGTTGAAGATCTATATGTTGATATTTCTGAGAAACTATTTAGTGGCTCACTATCAAGGGATGCAACGAAGTTAGCTGTTTTGTGCGCTCTTTATGGTGCATCACCTCGCCGCCTTCAAAATATGTTAGGGACAGATCATAATGCATCGAGTGTTATTCTTGAAATAAGACGCTATTTCAAATCTTCAGAACTTGAAGATAAGCTTATTGAATCATTTAGAGTAAACGGCCATGTGACAAATTTTTTTGGTAGAAAACTAACACCAGAAAAACCTGATACGAATATATTGTTTAGCCACTATATTCAGTCAACTGCTGCTGATGTTGCATTATTGGGGTTTCAAGACTTTATAAGACATATTCAAAGCTTAGGTCTCAATGCCAAGCCAATTTTTGTTATTCATGATGCTCTTGTTATTGATGTGGCAAAAGAGTCATTGGTAGAGATGAAATCTTTGATGAATAGTGGGATTCATGTAAATGGGCTGGGGTCTTTTCCTGTAACATTAGAGGTCATCAGGGATTCTGATGCATAATTATTATTGGAGGTTCTTATAATGTCTCAATTGCAGAATGAAAACTACATTCGTTCCCAGGTACGCCGTATTCTATCTGAGGAAGAAGAAAAGCCAAAAGAAGAAAAGCCAAAAAAGAAGAAGTCAAAAGCTACATTGTATGGTGGCCCCGGTAGTGGTGATGTGGCCGGTCTTCTTAAAGATATTTTTGGAGGAACCGGTGTCAAGTCGCTGGCAAATACTGACGCAGCAAGATTAATGAAAAATCTCAATGTTTCTAGCATCAGTGGGAAATCATCTATAGATAAGGTCGAGGATCTTTTTAATTCTGCAATTTCTGGGACGTCGGAAATGGACGCAGTTTTTGGTAAGGTAAAATCTCAGGTAGACTCTTCAGGACGTGAAGGTGTATTCGTAACCTCACCTGGATTACCAAAAGCAAGAGATGGTGCATTTTTTCTTAAAGAAACACTTAAGGGTGCCGTAAAGTCTGGTATGTTAAGTCTAGATTCTTCGATAAGAATGGGTGTAATAAATGGCGGAACCCTTGTATATTCAGTAAGTGATTCTGGAGATAGATGGAATCAACAAGAACATGAATAATCATTTTCATTTTTTTGTAAATTCAGCTTAAACCATGGTATAATCTTCATAGGACTTTAGTGGAGATAATTATGGAACTTGGCTTTGACAAGATCAAATCTAATTGGGATACATACGAACGATTATGCCGTAAGGCATTTGAGAATGAGCAGGATGAATTAATAGGCATGCTGCTTGATACTCTTGGCGAGAGGATTTTAACATGTCCGGCTGCCACCAAGCTTGATCAAGGTGGTGCATATCCCGGGGGCCTGGTTGAACATTCATTAACTGTGACTTCAAGGATGCGTAAATTGGCTGCTGCTCATGAAGTTTCTTTAGACGTAAAATCAATACTTCGTGTGGGTCTGCTACACGAGCTCGGGAAGGTCGGCGGCCTGGAAGAAGATCTTTTTATAGATCAGGATTCAAGTTGGCATCGAGAAAAACTTGGTCAGATGTACAAGTATAATGAAGACCTCCCAAAGATTGCCGTACCTCATCTGACGCTTTATTTGCTACAGCATTTTTGTGTTCAACTTACCAGGGATGAGTGGTTAGCAATTCATCTATCCCAGGGTTCTCATTTGGATGAGAATCGATTTTATGTTCGAAATGAGCCTATGTTAGCAATACTTTTGCAACAGGCAAAACAAGCTGTCTTACTTCAATCGAAAGATTCTGAAAATGCCGACGTATAATAAATTAGTTCGAGATAAAATTCCAGAAATCCTTAAAGAGCAAAAGAAGGATTTTTATTATCATGTTGCTAATCGAGAAGAATATACGCAGAAGCTAAAGGATAAGTTGGTCGAAGAAGTTAATGAGTTTCTTATTGAGCCCAGTGTTGAGGAACTAGCAGACATTCAGGAAGTAATATATGCGCTGCTAGATAATATGGATGAGTCTCAATCATCTTTAGCAATTGTTCAAGGTGAAAAAGCCGCCAGTCGTGGTGCATTTAGAATGGGATATATTCTGGAATATGTGGTTGATTAATTCTGGTTTCTAGTGATATTTAGAATTGAGGTGATTAAACATGAACCGTATATTACGACGATACATAAGAGAAATACTTCAAGTTTTTGAGTCTGGTGATAAAGAAGATGATCGATTGCTTGTTGAGCCAGACGATGTCGACGACCCTAAGGGGAAAAAGGAAATGAACACCGTTGCCGGTGGTGCTGGGGGCATTCGTGGTGCCATGGCAACCGGTACAAAACCCAAGAAGAAAAAACGAAAACCAGTATATGGTAAAGTAACTTCTGACCAGTAGGATTTTGTGAGTAAAACAAGAGACATTGCAGAAGGCTGGCTTAATTTTGTTAGATCAAAAAGACCAAAGGGGATTTCAATTGAGCTTGCGGAGATGGCAAATAAAAGGGCTGAGATTTGTAAGTCATGCCCATTTTTACAACGCCGACCGGTAAAGGTTTTGGGCAAATCTATTTCGAAATATAAGTGTGGTAAGTGTGGTTGTGCTTTTCCTATGATGGTATATGCATCAAGGAAAAAATGCCCAATTGGAAAATGGCCAAAGTAATATTTTTGTCTTATACATGATCACGGCATGTAGTACCTTATTCAAGTAGCCAATACTTGGTTACACATTAGAAATTGCAAATTAAACAATTAAGGAGTTAAAAATGGCAATCGATTTTGACGCAATTAGAAATAAGCTGAACCAACTTTCTGGCACCAGCTCTAGACGTAATGTTATGTGGCGCCCACAAGAGGGTGAAGAGGCCACTGTACGTCTATTATCATTTTCCGATAATGATGGACAACCTTTTAAGGAGCTTTGGTTCTATTATAATATTGGGAACAACCCTGGGCTTTTGTCACCTAAGCAGTTTGGCAAGCCAGATCCTATTCAGGAGCTGATTAATAAGCTTCGTGATGATGCAAGCAAGGAATCTTACGAATTAGCAAAGAAGCTGTACCCAAAGATGCGTTGTTTTGCACCTGTTATCGTTCGAGGTGAAGAAGATAAGGGTGTTCGACTTTGGTCTTTTGGTAAAACTGTATATCAATCTCTTCTTAATATTATGCTTGATGAGGATTACGGTGATATTACTGATCCACTTGAGGGCCGCGATGTTAAGGTAACATGCACAAAGGCACCAGGTCGTATGTGGGCAACTACAACTGTTCGGCCTCGTGGGAAGGCAACTCCCCTCAACGCTGATCCGGCAACGGTCAAGGAATGGACGTCCAATATTCCATCACTTGATGATCTATATACCTTAAAGTCGTATGATGAACTTGAAAAGGTTGTGAATGATTGGCTGAATGGTGTTGATGAATCCGAAGATAGTCCTTCAGGTACTTCTAGACCTTCAGGTGCTAGCGTTTCAACATCTGAAACAGATCAAACATCTAATAGTTCAAGCGATGCTACCACATCCTCAAATTATAAGAGCCTTGATGAAGCATTTGCAGATCTTGAAGATCTATAGGCTAATATCTTAGATCGTTTTGAGGGGGTGTGGCAAAAGTCGCACCCCCTCTGTTTCTATTGAACACTCTCATCTTTTTGGGTATATTCAATTAGTATCTGAATAAGGGATATGAGTATGGCAAAGAATAATAATACCGAGGATTTTACTAGCGACCTAATCAAGTCTTTAAACAAGGAGGCTGGTAGTAAGGTTGCATATAATCTGGCCTATGATGTTTCCCCTACACATGTTAAGCGATGGGTTTCAACAGGGTGTAAGCAATTAGATTACCTGGTTGCCAATCGCCGCGACGGCGGTCTCCCGGAAGGGAGGATCGTTGAAGTATTTGGGCCCCCTGGCATTGGCAAATCACACTTAGCAATTCAGGTTGCTAGGGCCACCCAACAAATGGGTGGGATTGTTGTGTATATTGATACTGAGAATGCAACATCTGTTGAGAACCTGAGTCTTCTGGGTGTAGATATTAGTAAACGGTTTGTGTATGTCGACACACATTGTACTGAAGAGGTACTCTCTATTGCTGAAAATACTATCATGAAAGCAAAGGCAATGGACAAAGACGTCCCAATAACGATTGTCTGGGATTCCGTTGCAGCTAGTTCTCCTAAGGCGGAGCTTGTTGGTGATTATGATAAAGAGTCGATAGGTTTACAAGCCCGGGCAATCTCAAAGGGAATGCGCAAAATTACGGGTGTAATTGCAAATCAAAACGTTTTATTCCTGATCCTAAATCAGATCAGAACTAAAATTGGCGTAATGTATGGGGATCCAATGACGACCCCTGGTGGCAAAGCCATTCCATTCCATTCATCAGTTCGGATTAAGCTCGGCGCTGGTCAAAGAATTGAAAATAAAGATAAAGAAGTAATTGGGATCCATGTGTCTGCAAAGACAATAAAAAATAAGGTTTCTGCACCATTTAGAACATGCAATTTTGAGATTCATTTTGGCATTGGTATTAAGGAACATGAACAAATTTTTGATGTATTGCGGAAACATGGCCCTGCTACTGTTGATGGCAAGACTATAACAATTGCGGGAACTAGCGCATGGAAAACTCTTACTGTAGTTGATGATGGTACAAAGAAGAAGCTTCTTGAAAAGAAATTTTATAAGGGTGATTTTGAAGAGCTGATTAATGACCCAGAATATGGTGTATATATTGATCAGTTACTTGAGAAAGCAATGATTCGCGAGTCTGTGACCGCACAAGATATTGAGATTGATGCTGAGTCTTATGAAGAGGTTCGTTCTATCGCGATGGAACTTGATGATGACATTCTAAATCCGGAGGCATAATATAATGTCGGCGAAGGATGATCGTCCAGTTTTAATCATCGACGCATTGAATTTATTTATGCGTCATTTTATTGCAAACCCAACAATGAGTTCATTGGGCCACCATGCAGGTGGTATCGTTGGGTTTCTTAAGGCTATACGTTTTTTAATTGATCGCACAAACCCTACGGATGTTATGGTTGTTTGGGAGGGTGGGGGCTCTACTCGCCGGCGAGCCTTATTCTCTGGTTATAAGGCAAATAGAAAACCCCAACGCTTAAATCGCTTTTACGGCGATGATATTCCAGACACAGCCCAGAATAGGGATGATCAAATAACCAGATTAATTGAACTAATAAGGTTAGTGCCAATTAACCAACTATATATTTCAGACTGTGAGGCAGATGATGTTATAGGGTACCTGGCGAAACATCAGTTTAAAGATAGAAATTGTGTGATAGTGTCATCAGACAAGGATTTTTATCAATTATTATCTAATAGAGTATCACAATGGTCACCAGGTCAAAAGGCCTTTATTACACCAGATAGTGTAGTTGAAAAGTTTGGAATTCCTCCCCATAATTTTTGTACTGCTAGGTGTTTTTCTGGCGACCCTTCTGACAATATCCCAGGTGTAAAAGGTGCTGGATTCCGTACCCTTGTAAAGCGTTTTCCAGAATTTGCAGACCCTGATTTTGTGTCTGTTGATGATATACTTAACTTATCGGAACGGCGGATACAGGATAGCAAAGTTAAGCTTTACGGCTCAATAATTGCTAGTGCAGAAGCTGCGAAGAGAAATTGGAAATTAATGTATCTAGACACTTCTAATCTTGCAGCGTCACAAATTCAAAAAGTTAACCACCTGGTTGATACTTTTGAGCCTTCGCGTAATAAAATTGGGTTAATGAGGATTCTTGTACGAGAAGGGCTATCAACATTTGATGCTGACTCATTTTTTATGTCTTTTAACGCGGTTTCCCGGACCTAACAGGAGAGAAGATGACGCAATCAGCCCTAAAGTTGACTGATCAAGGTGTTCCACATTTCAAACATTATGGTAAGAGCTTTCAAGAGAAGATCTTTCAAGGACTATTGACGGATCATACTTGGGCCGCACAAATTGTTGAGGTAATGAAGCCTGACTTTTTTGACGTAAAGTACTTGTCATATTTGGCTGAGAAATACTTTGCTTATTTCTATAAGTACAAGTGCTTTCCCACAAAGAAGCTCTTAGTATCAATTATTAAAGATGATCTTTCTCAAGGAAATGACATAATTTTAAGAGATCAAATTATTGAGTTTCTTCACAGGATGAAATACAATCCTGACATGGGTGACATCAAGTATGTAAAAGAAAAATCATTAGATTTTTGTAAGAGACAAGCATTAAAAGAAGCACTCGAAGAATCTGTTGATGATATTAATACCGGGAATTATGAGACAGCTGTTGAGAGAATGAAAAAAGCATGTGCCGCCGGTATGCCCAATACTGTTGGTCATGATTTTTTTGAAGATCTTGAGGCTAGATTTGTTAAGATGAATAGGATGGTTTGTCCAACAGGCATAGAGAGATTAGATGCACAAGATATTTTGCGTGGTGGTCTTGGTCGCGGAGAGATTGGTGTTATCACTGCAAATACCGGTGTCGGAAAGAGTCATTGGCTTGTTGCTGTAGGTGCAAATGCAATGAGGGTTGGAAAGAATGTTTTGCATTATACATTTGAACTATCAGAGCATGCTGTAGGAATTCGCTATGATTCAAATCTATGTGATATACCAAGTAATGATGTACAGGATAATAAGAAGCGTGTGCTCGAGTTTTATGAAGACAATAAGGATCTTGGTAAATTAATGATCAAGGAATACCCAACAGGATCTGCTTCAGTATTGACAGTTAGAAGCCACATAGAAAAGCTAGCACTCAAGGGATTTATCCCAAGCTTAGTTATTATCGATTATGCAGATATTATGAGATCTACTAGGAGTTATGATTCTTTACGTCACGAATTGAAATTAATTTATGAAGAATTACGCAACCTTGCTATGGAATTGAATATCCCTGTGTGGACTGCATCTCAAGCAAATAGAGATTCTGCTAATTCTGATATTGTTGGCCTTGAGAATATGTCAGAGGCATATGCAAAGGCGATGGTAGCAGATGTTGTTATTTCGATGTCTAGAAAACCAATGGAAAAATCATGTGGGTCAGGGCGTTTATTTATCGCTAAGAACAGAGCAGGAAAGGACGGGCTGATTTTTCCTATTCACATTGACACATCTATGTCTAAAATTAAGATATTGGATGAACAGGAACTAACACTTAACGAAGCTGTAGATCAGGATGCCGGTGCCATGAAAAAAATTCTAAAGAAGAAGTGGCGTGAGGTAACAAATCTATCGGGTGATTGATCGGTGAGAGATAATGATAGAATTTGATGATGCGATTAAGCAATCTATTGAGTATTTTAATAATGATGACTTAGCAGCAAATGTGTTTGTCACAAAGTATGCCCTAACTGATAAAGATGGTGTCATTCATGAAGCTACTCCTAATGATATGCATTCTAGGTTAGCAGATGAGTTTGCAAGAATTGAAGCCAACTATCCGAACCCACTGACCAGAGATGAGATTTATGAATTATTTGAAGATTTCAAATATGTGATTCCGCAGGGGTCACCTATGGCAGGTATCGGAAACCCTTATCAGGTTCAGTCTATTTCAAACTGTTTTGTAATTGAGTCACCTTGGGATTCTTATGGCGGAATTCTTAAAGCAGATCAGGAGTTAGTTCAAATTGCAAAGCGCCGCGGAGGTGTAGGGTTTGACCTATCGACGATTAGACCCAAGGGTTTATCAACAGGGAACTGTGCACGTACAACAGATGGAATTGAAGTATTCATGGATAGGTTTTCAAATTCCTGTCGTGAAGTTGCACAAGGGGGTCGTCGTGGTGCATTAATGTTAACAATTTCTGTACACCACCCCCAAATTCGTGACTTTATTCATATTAAGAGAAACTTGAAAAGAGTAACCGGTGCAAATATCTCCGTTAGGTTAACTGATGAATTCTTAAAGGCTGCAAAGAAGGGTTCAAATGTTGAGTTAAGGTTTCCAGTCGACTCAGACGATCCAAAGGTTTCTAGGATGGTAAATGCATCTGAATTATGGGATGAAATCATTGAATGTGCACATGCATGTGCTGAGCCTGGACTTCTTTTTTGGGATAGTGCAGTTCGCCTAACACCATCAGACATATATTCAGAGGAAGGATTTGGTTCAACATCAACCAATCCTTGTGGCGAGATTATTTTAAGTCCATATGATAGCTGCCGCTTAATGGTCGTGAATCTTTTATCATTTGTTGAGGATCCGTTTACTAAAACGGCATGGTTTGACTTTGAAAAGATGGCGACAGTTGTGCAGAAGGCTCAGCGTTTAATGGATGATATGGTTGATCTTGAGATAGAGCAAGTTGACAAGATATTACAAAAAATAGAATCAGACCCAGAGTCAGATGATGTAAAAGCCATAGAAAAAAATATGTGGGTAAAGGTTAAAGAACAGGCCCTCACCGGCCGGCGGACCGGCTTGGGTGTGACGGCAGTTGGGGATGCATTAGCCGCATTAGGTATTAGGTACGGGGATCGTACGTCAATAAAGACTGTTGAGAAGTTTTATAAAACACTAGCATTAAATGCCTATCGATCTTCTTGTAACATGGCAAAAGAAAGAGGTGCTTTTCCTATCCACGATCATGATCGTGAGTTGGGTCATGAATTTTTAACAAGAATTTGGGATTCCGCCCCGGATATTCGTGAGATGAGTCAAAAATACGGCCGTAGAAACATTGCATTAACGACAACAGCACCTGCAGGCTCTGTATCAACATTGACCCAAACATCTTCGGGCATTGAGCCTGCATATCTCTTAAAATATACTAGACGAAAGAAGTTAACTGAGAATGATATCGATGGCAGGGTTGACTTTGTCGATTCGGTGGGTGACAGGTGGCAAGAATATGATGTATATCATCATGGGTACCAGCAATGGATGAATGTAGCCGGACAAGACGATATTACGGCCTCTCCATATTTCGGAGCTACATCAGATGATATTGATTGGGTTCAAAAAGTAAAAGTTCAGGCTGCAGCTCAAAAATGGATTTGTCATGCTATTTCAAATACAACAAATCTTCCAGCAGATGCTAGTGTAGAAACAGTTAAAGATGTATACATGGCAGGGTGGAAGTCAGGCTGTAAGGGCGTAACGGTGTATCGTGCAGGTTGTAGATCGGGTGTCTTATTAGACAAAAATGCTAAGAGTAGTACATTTAGATTAAATGGTGCCCCAAAGAGACCTATAGAGCTGGATTGTGAAATTCATCATGCTAATATTAAGGGTGAGGCATGGACAATATTGGTTGGCCTAATGGAAGGCAGGCCATATGAAGTTATGGGTGGGTTGGCTCAGTATGTAGAAATTCCAAAGAAATATAAGGTGGGTGTAATAATAAAGCATCCAAGAAAATCGATAAACTCTGTTTATGATTTAAGGTTTGGTGAAAATGGTGATGAAATAGTATTAAAAAACATTGTATCACTATTTGATAATCCAAACTATTCGGCTTTTACTAGAACGATATCCTTAGCGCTCCGTCATGGTGCACCCATTCATTATGTTGTTGAACAATTACAAAAAGACCGCGATGCAGATTTATTCTGTTTTTCAAAGGTAATTGCAAGAGTTCTTAAATCATATATTGAAAATGGTACAAAACCAGGAAAGACAGTTTGTGCAAATTGTAGTGCAGAAGACACTTTAGGATACCAAGAAGGATGTGTGATGTGTACATCTTGTGGGCATAGCGCCTGCTCTTAATAAAAGGAAGAAGAAATGAAATGGACCACGGAGATATCTCCGCTCATTAAAGAAATAGAGCTTAGAAAAAACCCTGTAATTGTAAGAGTCAATAAGTTTGATGAAGAGTCAGCTGCAAAGTTTAATCTTGAGTTAGCACAAGCCCATAATACAGGACAAAAAGTGATACCTGTTGTAATCGATTCTTACGGAGGGCAAGTCTATTCTTTGATGGCTATGATCTCCGCAATTCAACACTCTGAGCTACCTATTGCAACAATTATTGAAGGCAAGGCAATGTCATGCGGTGCTATTTTAGCAACATTTGGAGAGTCAGGAATGAGATTTATGGATCCAAATGCTACGATAATGATTCATGATGTTTCATCCTGGGAATATGGCAAGGTTGAAGAAATAAAGGCATCTGCTGAAGAAACTGATAGGCTAAACCAAAAAGTGTATACAATGATGGCTAGAAATTGTGGAAAGAAAGATGACTATTTCTTAAAGAAGGTTCATTCAAAGGGTCATGCTGATTGGTTTGTAAGTGCAGAAGAGGCTAAAAAGCAGGGCCTTGTTAACCACCTTAGGGTACCGAAGTTTCAAATCAATATCTCAGTTGATATTGATTTTGAATGATATTTAGGCTTGACAGCAATCGGAGGAGACGATGTCATCAGAAACATATAATTTAGATCAGGTAGTACAGGGACTATTAACCGGTGACCACCTTACAGTCCTCACAGAGGCCTGGCAAGAGGCACATAATCTTAAGGTTGATGGATACTGTGGCCCAGCAACGCGTGGTTCCCTAGAGGCATCTATGCGTAGTCAAAACCCATTAGGCATTACAGCACTTGAAGTTGCTGTTGAGAATTTAGGCAAGGGTGAAGAAGGCGGAAACAATAGTGGCGAATTTGTAGAAATGCTTCATAATAAAAATTATGATGGTGATCCGGATGATGATGGTGCTTGGTGTGCTGCTTTTGTTAGCTTTTGTTTTGAAACAGCATGCAGCAGACTGGGTATTGATATGCCCTTTAGACGTTCAACCGGTGCGAAGAGCTTATACAGAAAGATAGGAGCCGCTGGTGAATTTGTTCAGGTTCCGGAACCGGGTGATGTTGTTTGTTGGGACCGTGGTGTTAAGGGTTCTTGGCAGGGACACATTGGTATTGTAGAAAAATGTGAGAATGGAATCTTATATACTGTAGAGGGAAATGTTGGTAGGTTCCCTTCTGTTGTACGTAGGTTTGCACATAACCTGGATCTTCAACCCAGGTTAGAGGGTTTTGCAAGGTGCCCGATCAATTAAGAAGAATAGAATTATACGATGATGAGATTGGTGCAGTTGAATATGTCGAACATATGGGTGATGATCTAACAATTGTCAACGCTGCTAGGGTTTCATTCGGCAAACAAAAAAAGAGTCTAGATAGTAGAGATGAGAAACTGATACAGTATCTCGTTGATCATCGTCATACATCTACTTTTGAACATAACATTGTAACATTTAGATTCACAGTACCACTATTTGTCCGCAGCCAGCATCATCGTCATAGGACATGGTCATATAATGAAATTTCACGTAGGTATACAGATGTCGATATCAGGTTTTATGAGCCTACGAAATTTAGGACACAACATAAGTCAAATCGCCAGTCATCCAATGTAGAGGAACTCATTGATCCTAATTTTGAAATAGGTGATACACAGTCATCCGCATCTGAGCTATTAAAGGAACACCATGGTGCATCATTATATGTGTACAATAAATTGTTAGATGCAGGGGTTTGTAGGTAACAAGCAAGAGGTGCCTTACCTCAAAATCTATATACAGAGTACTATGGTACGGTGAATCTCAATAATCTAATTAAGTTCATTGATTTACGAACCCACACAGGTGCACAATGGGAAATTCAGCAAGTTGCAAAAGCATGCTTAGATATTGCTACCGACCTCTGGCCAGTTTCAGTTCACGCGTACAAGCGTAATAAAAAGAGTCACTCTTGAATTTCTGGGATTACGAATCTGTCGTAGCTGGGTAATTTTAATTTGAGGTAAAGTATGAGTGCACGCGTTGTAATAGATGATCATAGTCAATTGCTCAGCAAAGGCAATCTTGAACATAATGAATTAGATCAAGTTGTTCTAGAGGGAACTATCCCTGAGGGCCGCGTTATACAGTTAGCATCAAAGGTGCTAGACAATACTTTTGAAAAGGATGTAACCATTAACGGCAACCTTGTCGTAATGGGTGATGCCACACAATTAGATATTACGACAATGTCCGTTGAGGATGTTGTAATATTTCTTGGGCAAGGTTCAACTTCTGAAGTCTCTGCAGGTGACAGGGGCCTAGTTTTTGCGATAAAGGATGATGACAATTTATCATTCTATTGGGACCACGATAAAAATGAGTTTAGACTAGCTCGTGTTGCAATGGAAATGACGGGAAACGCCACCCCTGATGTATTTCCGGAAGACCCATCATATCAACCATTTAGGTTAGGCAATTTAATCTCAGAAGGTGATATAGAGGCAACTGGAAAGGTTAGTACATCAACATTAGAAGTATCTGGTGCAGGAACAATATCTTCTTTGACAGTTGATAGTTTGACCAGCAATGTATCCGCTACATGTGCCGAGGTTACAGCAGAGAATGTTACGGTTACTGGCAATATTAGTTCTGATAAACTATTTACCGATTATGCCGAAGTACTTGATGTCTGTGTAAATAATAGTCTAGTAACAGAAATATTCTCAGCTTCTACTGCCGTAGTCGCCGGTGACGCGAACATTAGCGGCAATTTGCATATAAAGTCATTGATGACTCTAGGAGAAGAACAATTTATTGTAGCAGGTCAGGGGATCGAGCTAATAGAAGATCCTGAGACTGGGCAAATTGAAATTAATTCACCAATTGGTGGAAAAAGAAAATTTTTTATAGAGATAGAAAGTCATTTGGAAGTAGGGGACGTTTTATCAGTACCAGGGCTCGACCCGGAGGATTATATTTATGACGACGATTTTTGGGATGTGTTCGTAAATGGAGTCCTTCAGGTGCCAGGTGAGGATAACGATTTCCTTGTAGATAGTGATTTACATATTTCATTTTCTTTTGATCTAGAAGAGAGCGACATCGTTGTTGTTTCACTAATGCACTGATTATTGTACTGAAGGTATAGTAAAATCTTTCTCACTCGGATATTTATAGGTGTAAATTTGATCTGGGAAGATAACATTGAGTGTAACAGGAACAAGCAAGAATTTTACTACGTCTGATATTGCTATAGCTGCATATCTGGCAATAAATGGGTATGCTCTCGTAGACTGCAAAATGCTCCCGGGTGGTAGATTTTTCTTTGAGTTTGCAGATCCTAATGGCACTGCCCGGGCAAAGTCAATAGAATTTGTTAATTCAGATTGTTGCAAGTTTGATAATCAGATAAGAAATCTGAAAAAAATTCTGTACGAATCCAAATGAGCTCCATAATTATATTCGTAAGCGGTTGAGGATTTCTTCTCAATGTCTTAGTTCAAGTCCCCGTTTCGTAGTTTCTCCCGTTAAAGATCGGTCGAGAAAGTTCAGTAAGTAACAGTCAGTTAGTCAGTTTTGTTGTGGTAAGAACAGCATAGGCTAATAGTTGACTGTTTTTTATGCGTTGCGTCCTAACATTACGATACTAGGGAGAAAATAATGGCCTACGCTATTCTAAGACTTACAGCTTCATCAAAGGGGCCGAGACCATTTCCATTAACATGGGATGCATGCTTTCGTGACCTCGCCATAAATTCAAGAAACGTTGACTTGGACTCAGGTGTCATGCTTGACATAGAAAAAGATATGATACTGAGTTCTGCTATTTACGAAGATTCACTATTACAAATGATAGATAGTGACACTCAACCGAGCAATCAACTACAGCTTGAATTATATGAAGAACCGCTAGTCTATTATCCATGCTATAACGACTTAGCCCTTAATTCTGATAGGGTTGAATTGGATAGCGCGTTGACGTTAGACGTAAATTTTGATATAACACTAGATCCTACGGGGTCAGGCAACTCGATGCTTGTATTAGACGGCAACGACTATATGCCAAAAAATAACTAATAAGGAGAATTTAGATGCCAGAAAATACAAATATTAACTTTGTCCCCGTTGAAGATGAAAAGGGTTCATTAGGACGTGCAGACAAAAGATGGGATGGTGTATACACCACCAAGCTATATGCTGATGAAGTGATTGCAGATGGAAGTCCGTTGCTTGACACGCGTATTCAGCTCGAAGAATTACAGACAAAAATAATTCAGCTCGAGGAAAGGGTGGAGGTTCTTCATAGAGTAGACCCACACCAACCTATTATCGAGGCATTGATTGTTGAGCTAGAAGCAGTTAAAGATCTTGTCATAGAAGCACAAGAGCGTGTTGATCAATATACAAAAGATAGGCATGAGAAGCTAGCCGAAATTGCTGCTATTACCGATGCCATCACCAAACACTATTCCAAGATTGCAGAGCTAGAACAAAGGCTTACCCAATATCTTGAGGCTAGTGCAATAATTGCAGAGCTTGATGCACTAATAGCATTGAGAAATGACGAAAAAGATACAGTCTATGGCGAATTAATTAATGCTGGTAATTCAACAAAAGTAAATGACCTGCTGCGCAACCATCCATCTAATATATGCAATTGGCAGCCACATCCAGACACTCCGCGCGCCGACGGTTCTACAGTATTATATGCCGATGGGGAGT